ACCACCATTAACGTCTTCATAGACTGATAATGCTGAGTAAAGTGGTGTGTCTTTGTTGAAGTCTTTGCCGATTAACGCTTCAGCATCAGAACCTGTTGAGTATGCTTTCCATGCTAATGAACCGTCTTTGATGTTGTAAGCTGCGATAAAGCAACGAACACCGAATTCAGCACCAGAACAACCTGTAAGCACCTTGTCTTTGATCACGTGTGGAGCGTTTGTGTTTGTAGCACCAACTTTAGGGTCAGTGATTTTAGCGTCCCAAATCTTTTTACCTGACTTAGCATCCAAAGCAACTAATGTACCGTCGTTTTGTTGTAAGAAAATCTTACCATCACCAAAACCTAGACCACGTGAAACGTTGTCACAGCATAATACTGCTTGAACGCTAGGATCTTGTTTTGGGAAATATGACCAAACGATCTTTTGGTTATCATTCAAATCAAGTGCGTAGATGTTATTTGGGAATGCTGTATGTACATACATCATGTTACCAATTACCAAAGGTGAACCTTCATGGCCACGGTTTACACCTGTAGCGAATGTCCATGCTGCCTTTAGATTTTTAACATTACTTTGATTGATTTGTGTTAATTTGCTGTACGCTTGATTGGTATAGTCACCGCGTGGTGCTGCCCAATTATTGCTGTCAGCGATTGCTTTTTCTTGATCTGCTGCTGCGATTGCAATAGCAGGTACTGCTAGAACCAGCCCTAGAGCTAGTTTGAGTTTATTCAACTTCATTTATTACTCCTTGTGTTTATAAAAACGTGCCGGTTGTCAACACTCTCGAGCGTGATGGCCGCGGACCACAAGAATTATGTTAGCCGATATATGCTAACATTTCTATTTAGCAGTTTATAACAAAGATATTACAGATCGTTACAAACTGTTACAATTATATATTATATAATAGATTATCACAAGATAATCTTGGATTTATTTTAGCCAAAAAAAAGCCCTAAATATTAGGGCTTCTTCTTTTCATTTTGAACTTTATGGGTTCAGTTTGAAGTCATGTAGAACGAACAATTACTTGTTCATTACATACATAGTCACTTCGAAACCAAATCTCATTTCAGTTGCTGCTGGTTTTGTCCACATAGTATTTCTCCTCGTTTATAAAGTACTTCGGTTTATAAACTCATATCAGTGGAGATATCGATCTATTGATAAAGGTCCACCTTGAGGCCTATTAGTACTACGACAACGATTGTCTGTTGTCCTTAATACTTATATCATATTATATGACAAAACTACCTAAAAGTCATACGTAAAATCATTAATGACCGCTAGTGATCTCAGCCGTTTAATACTTTGGCAAGACTATTGATCACAGATGCGATACGACCGATATCACGAAGTTGTTCCACAGTGTAGCCCATTTTCTTTAATCCATCGTAGTGTGCTTTCACGCAGAAATGACACTTGCCAACAATTGACGCAGCCAATGAATAAGATTCAAATCTTTCAGCAGTGGTACCGCCGTGAGTAGAAATCGCATTCATACGCAACTGTGCTGGTAGACCACTCAGTGCTGGGTCTTCAGCCATTTCAACAAATGGATACCATACATTGTTCTGTGCCATCAAGCTGGCGGCAGTCATTGCAGCATCACGTTCTTTTTCATCTGCGATGTTGCTCATGATATAGCTGATTAATTTGCCATTACCTGTTGACATAGCCGCTGCTAATGCACAGCCTTCTGCTTCTTCCACTGCAAGGGTACTGCGCTTGATCACTGCATCTAGATTTAACTTAGTGTCTTTGGCATACTCTGGCAGAGATTCTTTAAGTTGATCTACCCATGCAGTCATTACAGTGTCTCCCCACCTACAGCACGATTACATGCACATAGTTCACCTGTTTGAAGAGCGTCTAATACACGCAGTGTTTCTTCTGGTGAGCGGCCCACGTTTAAGTTATTAACTGTGACGTGTTGGATCTCATTGTTAGGATCAACGATGAATGTGGCACGAAGTGCTGCACCTGCTGGGGCATAAAAAATGCCTAACTGATTGATCAAACTGCGCTCATCACGAGCCGTGTCAGCAAATTGATAGTGCTTGATATTTTTTAGATCAGCATGGGCATTTTGCCAGCTGACTTTACAGAACTCATTGTCTGTTGAACCTGTTAAAAGGATAGCATCACGATCTTCAAAATCTTGTGCTAACTTGTCGTAGGCTACGATTTCTGTTGGACATACAAATGTAAAGTCCTTTGGATAGTAAACAATTACCTTCCACTTGCCTTCCCAAGACTTTTCTGTAATGTCAAAGAAAGCATCTGATGGTTGTCCTGGTCGAACACCAGTTACTACAAACGGTTCTAATTTATCACCAACTGTTTTCATTTAATTCTCCTTGTGTGTGTTTGAAAACTGCAAAGAACACTCTGTTCTTACATATACTATATAGTAAAAATAACCTATTGGTCAAGTGGTTTTAATAGGTTTTTTTAATTGTATTTTTTAATGAACGTCATTAGTTTTTTTTATATCAAAGAATAAAAAACCCGCCGAAGCGGGTTTGATGTTGATGTCAAGTATTAAAACTTGACTACGTAACCTGCACTAATACCAACAAATTCTGAATCTTTCCAAGAACGATCCAGACCTGCTGTTACCGCAGTGTTTTCTGATAATGCATACTCTGCACCCAGGCGTAGAGTGTTAGTTTGATCCAAATAGCTGTCGTTGAATGAATTACGGAAACGATATCCAACTTTCACAGACAATGGGCTTGTTAGCTGTACTTTAACTCCAGGTTCGATAGAGTAGTATGAATGATCGGCTGTATTTGTGTATTTGTAACCAACTGCACCGCGTGTGTAGAGTGCTACGTCTTTTAACACACCATATTGATATGAAAGACCGGTTTCTAAACGATTTGTTTCATTGCCGTTTTGACCGTTTTCTGCACGGAACTGATTGTTAATGTCCCATGTAACGTTGTCTAGAAGTTTAGTTCCAAATGTAAAATTTGCACCTTGACGATTTGGATCTGCCTTGTCACTAGCGATTGTATCACGATATCCATATTGCAAATGAATAAAGTTTTTTGCTGACTTATCCTCTGCGAATGCTAGAGTTGAGAATACTGCTAATGCTACTAATAATGCTTTCTTCATGTTTAAATTTCCTTATGTAGAACCGCTTGCTATGAGTTTCGATAGTTCAAATATTCACAAGCGATAAAAAAATGGGCTTGCACCCACCGAAGTATTTACAGATATATGTTGCGATCGCACATAGATGTGGCAAAAATCAAAGAAAAAGGCCACCTAAGTGACCTTTTTGGTAGTTTTGGTAACAAGGTATGTCCTACCCCGGACTCCGCAGTTTCTTAGGCTGCGAAAGCAATTTTGCTAGAACCAGTAACAGTGTTACCAGTGAAGCTCATTGCTGTAAAGTCAAATGTATCTGCTTTTTCTGCATTTACTTGTTTTGCTTGATTTAGGGTCATCGCCTACCCTGTTGCCGTCTCCGCTATCTCACGCTGTCGAAACCTGGTCATCCCCATTAGGGAGTGTTCTGACGAGTACTGATATCACTGTTAGATGACATTACTGTACTGCTATTGTCAAAACACTTTCTGGTGGAGATGGGCGGAATCGAACCGCCGTCCAACATGCCTTCACATCGAAGGGATTACAACAATTCTATTATTTACCCAACTTACGCTGGATAAATGTTTGCAGCCTGTTTGCCTTTTTGGCCTTGTACTACATCAAACGTTACTGCTTGGTTTTCCTGTAGAACTTTAAAGCCTGAGCTTTGTATTGCTGAGTAGTGAGCAAATAAATCCTCACCGCCGTTGTCTGGAGTAATAAATCCAAAACCTTTGGTTTCATTAAACCATTTTACTTTTCCTGTTGCCATTTTACTTGTATTTCCTTTAATATTAAATTTTACTTTCTTTTTGACTTAGTGTCAAGAGTTTAGAATGTAAAATCATGTTTTCTGTTACTAGTTTGGTTAGTGTTGCTAATACGACCAAACGTTCGTCATCTGTGTAAACATCTTTGTCAAATTGATCAAGTATGCTTGTTCCAATCATTTTCATTGCTTCTGTCTTGCCTTGCTTAAATGACCCCCAGTCAAATGGGTCACCATCTTCTACCGCAAATGCGATATCAATTAATTCTTCTAATGTTACTTTAGCCATCCTATCTTTTCTCCACTATTGATTCTTCGTTGATGTTCTTGAACACTGCCAGGAAACCGCCAAGCCCAAACAGCAACAATGGCCATGAACACAGCAGTACTGATAACGCCAATTGGTTTAACTCCTGTGAAGAACATTATGATTAAACTAGAGCCCATCATAGCCAGCATAAAATATTTCATCTTAGTCGGAAACACACGCTTGGTGTTCCAATTGGTTAAGAATGGTCCAAACAGTTTGTGATTGTAGATCCAGCGATGCATACGTTCACTGCCCTTACTGAAACAGTAAGCGGCAAATACTACGAATATACTATAAGGGACTCCGGGAGTGATTATACCAACATAGGCCATTCCTAAACTTAGGAAGCCAAGGCAGTTCCAAAATAATTTTTTCATTAAACTACCTTGACGCTGGATCCTGCACTGCCGGAATATGTCACTGCTCTGTCGTATTCTGCAGGCACAGTCCATGCTCGTGATACTGATATGATTGGCATGCCGCCCGCTTTGAATCCTACTTCTGTGAGATTGTCTGATTGGTTTCCGCCTGCGATCAGCACAGTACCGTTTGATGGATTGTATCCTCTAAAGAATCCAATATGTCCACCACCAGCACGACTGAATACCACGATATCATTCAAGCGCCACTTGCTTCGGTCATCTAATGGTATTCTAGTGCCAAATCCATTATAGGCCAAACTGCTTAGAGTTTTAAGACTCTGCACTCCAGATACTTTTAACACTGATCCAGCAAATCCTGCACACCAAGGTGTTGAATCTGAATTAATATTAAATCCCACTGCCTTATAACAGCTGATGATATATTGATTACTGCCAGTTTCTTTCCAGCGACCTGCTCTAGCATCAGATAATGCTGTATCTATATTTTTTGACAACACAGCAAATACAGCATTGGGATCTGCATTGGGATCTAGTTTAGCAGGAAATCCTCCTGCTGTGCTGTATGCTCCTGGATTAGCTTCTGGAGTGACTCGTTGCAAAGGTCCTTCCTGTGGCACTTCACCTACCCCTGTCAGCCCAACTTCAGCCTCAGCAGTACTAGTAGCTAGAGCACCACTAGTAGCCACTGCCCCAGACTGTGTAACTGATAGTGAAACCTGTACGGCTTCTGGCGCAGCGATAGCTGGACTAGGACTTGCTTCTTCCCATAGTGCGATTAATTTTTTATTTGCGTAGACATCATTGGCACGCCATACATCAAGTATTGGTGGTCCTAGTCCGGTTCTATATGGCATATTCTAATCCTAGGCTAATTTAATGCCTGTGGTGCTTTGTATGAATTGATCAGCAAATGCTTTGTCTGTAGCTTCTGCAACTGTTACAGTGATTTTAGATAGTTTTACTTCTTTTTCTGGGTTTACTGTGAATAGATAAGGCATTAGGCCAGGACCTCTTTCACCCATACCGATCACCATTGGTCGTGACAGTTTGTAATGACTATCTGTTTCTGCAGCCAACTTGGCTACGATTTCTTCACCTGAAGTAAGTTTTAAAGTAATTACTTCGCCTACTGTAACACCTTTATCAATTAGCATTTTCTAACCTTTTCTTTAATTCTTGAAATCCACCTATTAATTCTCCATCGAGAAAAATCTGTGG